CGATCTAATGGTTCAGCAACAGATAAAGAACGAATGGGAACACATGGTAGGAGTGATCATGCTGAACCAAACGGGAAGAAAGCCAGTAAAGTACGTGCTTCCAAAGTTCCTAAAAAAGTTTCCAAACCCAAGAAGTCTCCTAAATAGTACACCAGAACAAGTGATCGATATCATCAAGCCTCTTGGTATGTATAATATCAGGGAAAAAAGGTTGCGTGGTATGAGCCGTGATTACTTGACTTGGGACAAAATAAATGCTAATATACTCTATGGTATTGGTAAATACGGTAGTGATAGTTATGAGATATTCTTTAAACAGAACTACAGTGTGAAACCTACAGATAAAGAATTAATAAGGTATTTAAATGAACTCAATCAAGATAAGTGAACTATTCTACAGTATTCAAGGCGAAGGTCGCTACATGGGCGTGCCTTCAGTCTTTCTAAGAACGTTCGGCTGTAACTTCACTTGCGATGGTTTCGGTATGCCCAGAGGAGAAAAAACTAATGAACGTCATGCTGTCGATGCAAAGTTATATAAATCTTATAGAGATTTACCACTGGTTAGTACCGGATGTGACAGTTATGCTAGTTGGGATCCTAGGTTCAAGCATCTTAGTCCGCGTGTCTCAGTTGATGGCATCGCTGATTCAATCAAAGATATCCTCCCCTTCAAAGAGTGGCGAGACGAACACTTAGTCATCACAGGCGGTGAGCCACTGTTAGGATGGCAGAAGATGTATCCTAAACTTCTCAGTCATCCCTTCATGAAAAATCTTAAAGAGATCACGTTTGAGACTAACGGTAGTCAGAAACTAAAGCCTGAACTTGTAGACTTTTTATATGATTGGGCTGAGGGTGATCCGTTCAGCAGTCGCAGTTATGATAGTATCACGTTTAGCGTAAGCGCAAAACTCAGTGTTAGTGGTGAAAAGCGTGAACGTGCGATCAGACCTGATGTTGTTTTACAATATCAAGAATCAGGTCATGTATATCTTAAGTTTGTTATCGCAAGTCAAGAAGATATGGACGAAGTATTAGAAGTCACAGAACTTTATCGCAGTGAAGGTTTTACAGGTAATGTGTATGTCATGCCCGTAGGCGGTGTAGAAAGTGTGTACAGTCTTAATAATAGACAAGTAGCAAACTTTGCTATGAAGAATGGTTTGAGGTACAGCGATAGACTGCAAGTACCATTGTTTAAGAACGAATGGGGAACATAACATGACAGAAGGTGTTATATCAAAAGAACAACAATTTGTGATCACTCGCAATCAGTTTGAAAAACTTAGAGAAGTGTTCGATATGTATGATGCAGTTAATCAAATTGTTTGGAAGCAATCATCACCTAGCGGTATTGGACCGTCAGTAACAATTGAGTTTGATCCTAAAGAGATGGTAAAGTTAGACATTACTGACGTAGAGAGTTGGTAATGCCATTCTATAACAGTAGAGATAGAGTAGATGATTGGGATCATTTTGATCACCATAGTATAGGTACTACCTTGCGATTCGCTTGGTTACCTAAACGTTGCTGGCTATCAGATAAAAGGTTATGGCTACAGTTCGCATATAGAAAAGTAGCCATGTGGACAGGTCCAGGCGAACCTGTGTTTGAATATCGCTGGTATCATAAAGATGAATATCTTATTGCTAAATTGAAAGGAAACGTATAATGGCAACTTGGAGTGTAAAACCCGCATGGAAGAAGTCAATCATTGAACGTAATTACCTTTATAAAGGTGACAATCGTATTATGATTGAGACTGGATGGCGTTGGGGTGAGTTCACCGTAGAGACTGAGGATGATAATCCTCCTGATATCGAAGCCGGTGTGAATATCTATGATTGTGGTTATGAATCTGAACTAGTAGAAACTACTGACGGCTGTTGGGAAGAGCATGACATGGATGAATGTGATGAAGAAACACAAGAGTGGCTAGAAGAATTTTTTGAAGAGGGCAATAGTTGGCTTGACCTCGAATGCGATCACGGTTGGGTACAAGATGAATGCGAGATGATCATCGATTGTGAGTTAGAAATTACTAAAGTGGAAGAATGAGAACCTACGATAAACGAATCGGCTTCTTAGTGAGTTATCAAACATTGATACCTCATGGTGGTATAGGTCAATTTACAAAGAGTTTTTGTGAATTGATGGACGAGCATAATATCAAAGTCGATATCATTACAGATAAAGAACCTAAAGATAATGAGTTTGTCGAGTCATTGAAAGCGAACATCATTGCCCCACTAGAACCACTGCCATACACTCTTCATAGTAATATATTCATGTATGGTGATACGTTTTGCTATGAGCGCATGGCCAACTTCCGTACTGCTATTGTAGAAGCATTGGAACACAATCTATATGATGCATTTATCTGTAATACATACGAGACTGTACAAGTCGCTAGTACTATGGGCCTCGAGGATGTTATACAAATTATTGCGTATACACACCTTGAAAGTCAAATGTTCAAAGACACAAAGAATCCATTCTTGTACAATACAAATGTGGTGATGCGTCAACAGTTACAGACTGATGGTATCTATGTAGGTACACAGAGCATGTTCAATAAGCATCAATTTGACAATGCTTGGCATTTACCTATCCCCGTCACGGAGCAAGGATTGTTAGAAGAACATCACAAACCACGTGAAGGTGTATTGTTTATTGGTCGTTGGGAAGAAGGTAAGAATCCTGAACTGTTTATCGATTTGATAGAACAAACTAAATTACCCGCTAAAGTAATGACTAGTCCTAATGGTGTTAAGAAGTTTGAAGATAGACTGGCTAAGATCGGTGCTACCTATGATGTTCGTGCTAGCATTGTAGGACAAGAGAAGGTAGACTTCATCACTGGCGCAAGGGTAGCATTCAACCCTAGCACTGTAGAGAGTTATGGCATGGCTTTTTATGAACAGATGATACAGATGCCTACAGTAGTATTAGAGAATCAACGCTGGACTCAAAACTTTGATAGCCGTCATTTTTTTACAGTCAACAAAAAGAATATGGCTAAGACTGTGTTAGATTTATATAATAATGTTCCTGATGCTAAGACTTGGTATTCTAATGATATATTAGAAGCATATCGTAATAGAGAAAAAGATGTGTTTCATAAGTGGAATGAATGCTTCAATGATTTCAAAGGCAAACAAAGCAATAACAACACTGCACAGATTTGTAATTTTAATACAGTGCAACATAGTGAGTTCATACAAAGTTTAGGTAGAAAAATAATTTGCATCGATGATGTGCGTAGTATCTTAACCAACAAGCATAAATTCAGTGTTATCTACACAGATGACAATACATACTTGACTAAAGATCCTACTTTTCAACCAGTAGAAAAATTAGAATCAACGAACTTATTTGAGGGAATATGAAAAAAATATTAATAACAGGCTGCTCAGGCTATATCGGTAGTCATCTATGCAAGATGTTAGAAGGACAATACGAGATACATGGTCTTGATATCAGAGATCCTGTCGTCCCGATAAGCAAATTTTATAATGTTGACATCAACAGATTGTTTACTATTCCCGATCAAACAGAACCATATCATGCTGTGATACATCTGGCTGCTATGGTCAACGTTAGTGAGAGTGAACGCATACCCATCATGTATTATATCACTAACATGAACGGTACTATGAACGTACTGAATAAAGTACCTACTAATAATTTCATCTTTGCTAGTACCGGTGCAGCCGCATTATGTGAGAGTGCATACGGTATCAGTAAGCGGGCGGCGGAAGATTGTGTGCGGGAATACTGCACTAATCATCATCCTAAAGATTTTAGCATGTTTAGATTCTATAATGTGATCGGTGCTAGTTATGGATTGATGCCCACTAACCCTGATGGGTTGATGCTGAACCTAATGTGGGCAGAAACTAAGGGTGAGTTTACTATATTCGGTAACGACTATGATACCCCAGACGGCACATGTGTTCGTGATTATGTTCATGTGTTAGAGATTTGCGAAGCATTGAAGACTGCTATCGAAGAACCTGCAAATAGCCTTGAGAATTTAGGGCACGGAGTAGGTACTACAGTGAACGCTATGGTAGAGATGTACAAGGAAGTCAATAACGTCAAGTTTGATGTTAAGTACGGACCTCGAAGGAAAGGTGATGCCGCAGTAAGTGTGCTAGATAATCCTAGCCGTTACATGAAGCACTTATTTGAATTGAAAGACTTATTGAAGGTTAGTGAATAAGAAGTAAACTGCTCAATACGTCATTACGATTGGCAGCATCGTCACCATCACCCGGCTTGACGATAACATTCCATTTACCTTTGGCTTCTGGATCTTTATCAGCCGGCTTCTTCATCATCTCATCGTAAGTGATGACCGACTCTGGCTTGAGACTATACTTGATAGCGATACGATCCTTGACAGCCTTTTCTGCTTCTGGGTTCTTATATTGCCATTTACCTGATTCATCCTTCTCTAATGCGTCGGCAAATAGTTCTTTAGGAACTACACGACTGTTCTTAGTCTTAACGAAATCGATTTTCTTTTCTTGACCAGTAGCCGCACCTTGGCTGAAGTTCATCTTAAAGTTATCAGGACGTGCCGCCTGTGCTACACTAGCCATCTTAGTATATGCATAGAAGTCAACATCAGGATGTTTCTTAGCAACATCGTATGCCATTTCTAGGTATTGTGGGCTAAAGAAGTCGCCGGCATCATGCCAACGAATAACAACTTTGGTACCCTTCTTGCCGTACTTTTTCTCTGCTTGGTCGATCTCTTCACTTAACTTAGCCATGAAACCGTCTGGATCATTGTACAAGAAGTTAAGCATCTTAGTTGAACCCAAACTGCTAGCCTTCCATTGAACATAACCACCCTTCATAGCATAGCAGAATGTCTTACATGCGCCTGCGCCAGGACAAGTATCAATCACTATAAATTCACCGGTGTCTTCATCAACGGCAAGTCCCTTTAGTGCAGGGAGACCAACATTGAAGAAAATGCTTGATGTGCCGTCGCTGTGTTGCATCTTTTCGTTTTGCTTGAGAATCTTTGCGGGACGCTCGGAGAAAGTCTTGCGAAGGGCATCTAGGTCATATTTCTTACCTTCGTCATTGACGATAGGTATATTGCCGCTGTGTATATATGGGCGCTGATATTTGTCCTGTTTCTCTTTATTTTTGCCGATAATTCTGTCTAGATATGCTGTAAGTTCATCTTTATCAAATTTGCGACTAGCGACTCCCGATAATTTGGCTTCTTCAACATCTTTTTCGTCCTTGCCTTCACTATCCACGAATTGGTCAAGGCTCATGACTTTGAGATTTTTACTGAAAGGGCTGACCCCTTCGGTCACTAGTTTGATAAGTTTTCTGAAATTCATGTTTATAGTCCTAAATATGTAGTATTTATCGAAATTACCTTTTTTCAAATACAGCGTAATATGTGGTAGAATAGCCCTTAGACAAGTCTCTATCAGGATAATAAATATCGATCAATTTTAGCGGAGTATTCTTGGCCATAGAATAGAAGTCATGTATGCTGACCCCTATATGTCTAGGATCGTCATATCGATTGTCTAATGCGCTAATGATGACCACTCCCTTTTCATTTAAATGGTCGCCCACGTGATTGAAAAACTCTTTGTGTATCACTAGTCCTTCGTCTACATTTCTACGCATGAAATCCCCATTATATTCACCGTCTTTGATAGCGAATCTAGCAGGGGCTTTTTTGTGCCATGGAGGATTACCCAATATCAGGTCATATTTTTCTCCTGATAATTCTGACAGTTTTCCTACGTTATGCAATGTTATCTTGTCAGTGAGTCCATTATTTTTTATAGTCTCTGCTATGTTGTCCAAAGCAGGCTGATATATGTCCATAAAACTTAACTCTGAGCAAATATTATTAGATAATAGTTCAAAGCCTATGAAGCCCGGGCCGCTGCACCATTCTAAACATTTTTGGAAAGACTTGTTAGGATAATATTTTTGGAGAGTATTTATGAACCTTACACTTCCCCACGTACCGCCCCCATTCAAGAATCCCATGAAGTCTATAGAAATCTTGCGTTGCCCATTAGTCACATAAGTGTATTTTTGATTTGGCTCATACTTCATAAGTTGGTGTTGACATTCATAATCTATTGTGTTATATTTATATCATGACTACCTTCAATATTAATATCAAACGCATTGGCTTTGCCTGCAAATGGGCAGAGATCAATAAAAAAGGCGAGATCGCTAGCACCGAGGGCCTCAACACAGGTGGCACGACTTTTGCGTGGGCAAAACGTCAAAAATCGCGGCAAGTAGTTGAAGACAAGATCATTGATGTAGCCAAACGCAACATCCTCAATACCCATGCGCTTGTCAAAAAGGTAGCAGAACTACCGCATGAACTACGTATGTTGCGTATCACAAGCGATATGTTTAGTTTCTATACAATGGATGAGTACAAAGACTTTTGGTTACGTAGAGATGTACAGGATACACTAGAACGTTGGATGGCTCCTATAGGTGAGACTGCACGTGCCAATGATGTACGACTAAGTTTTCACCCTGATCAGTTTGTTGTTCTTGCAAGTGATCGTCCTGAGGTAGTAAATAAGAGTATCGAGGAGTTCGAATATCATGCAGATATGGCCCGTTTCATGGGGTATGGTAAATCATTTCAGGACATTAAAATCAACGTCCACATCAGTGGTCGCCAAGGTCCCGAAGGCATCCGGCGGGCCTACAACAGACTCAGCCCCGAAGCAAGAAATGGACTCACAATCGAAAACGAAGAAATGTCGTGGGGTCTCGATTCGTGCCTAGAGTTGGCTGACCTTGTTCCTATCGTACTCGACATTCATCACAATTGGATTAAAACAGGAGAATACATTGAAAAAACTGATCCCCGTATTGGCATGGTTATTGATAGTTGGCGTGGCGTGCGCCCTGTCATACACTATAGTGTCAGTAGAGAAGAGCATCTACCAAGTGCCTGCACCGTCAGCCGTCCGTGCTTGACTACACTACTAGAAAGCGGCCATAACAAACAGAAACTACGCGCTCATAGTGATTACTACTGGAATGAAGCAGTAAATAATTGGGCATTGACACATCGTTCATGGGCTGATATAATGTGCGAAAGCAAGGCTAAAAATCTTGCAAGTTTTAAACTATATGAATATGCAACAAATAATCAATGATCTTAAAAAATACGACTGGCAATTTATCATTAATTTTGGTAATAGCCTAGAAGAGTTGAATGACAGACAACTCAGATTTTTAAAGGGATTCGTCTGCGAAGAATTAATTGCTATGCAAGATTCCTCATTAATTTGTGTGAGAGAGGATCACAAAGACTTTGATTGGCCAAAACATAATACTACTATTGAGTTAAAAAGCCAGTTAAGTCAAAGCATGTATAAAAAGAATGGTAAAAGCAGAAAAACATTCATTGTCAAATTTACAAATAGTAATGGCACGAATAATAAGGACATGTTAGAACCTGAATTAATTTGCGACATTACAATAGTATTACGAAACGATGGGTGTTTTCTTGTTGACAAAGAAACGGTCATTCGTAATCTGCATAAAACGGGAGATGGATTCGACTTGAAAATTAATCTCAATGACATTAAAGAAATTTCTGGTTACGTAGTTGCCAACAATAAGTACAATGTAGATTTAAACAATGCGTTACAAACTGCGGTGCGTGGCGCTATTACCAGGGCTAAGAATGTTCAATAAGATTAAAAGTATTTTTGGGTTAGGAGCGAAAAAACCAGAGCCGAGGCCGAATCCACCGAGCGAGGATTCCTCCAAACCTAAGAAAGAAAAAACTGAAAAGAAACTCAGTCCCAAAGAGCAGGCCACTAAAGATGGTGATCCTTATATCGCTATCAATAGAGTAGACATTGACCCCAACAACATCAACAACGGCGCTTTTGAATTAGATTGGAACGATAAGTTCCTTCTTAATCTAATTAAGTCAGGATATAAGAAAAGCGAGACTGATACCGACAACGAGATCGTAGATCGCTGGTTTCAAGCAGTTTGCCGTAACATCGCACTTGAGATGTATGAGCAAGAGATAGCAGACCCAGAAAAGCGCAGGAACGCAGATAATCTCAGAGTAATCAGACAACGAGATTTGGGTAACGGACGAACCGAAATCAGTTGATAACATAAAAGTATCGTGGCTAAAACCACTAAGAAAAAATATACCATTGAACATCTTGGTAAGGTTTTGTACACCGACCATTATTATGACCTGCCTGTTGAAAAGTGTATTGAATTAAAACAACAGTATTATACTAAACCCGACTACAACCTTGTAAAAGAAAATTTGAAAAGCGTAAAGCGCGGTGGTACTGCGATAGGTGATATAGCCAACTATTACTATAAAGATTTGATGGCAAAAGTAAAACTTGAAACCCCTCGCTGGAGCATAGAAGAGGTATTTGAGTCAAATGATCTGATAAAATATTTTTATAGCCGCACATTAGCCAGTGAAAAAGTGTATCCAAAAACAAATACTGATATACAAAATTTAGAGACGGCGTTAAGAATTTCTGGTGGGGGAGTTGCTATGAAACCGAGCAACTTTCCAATGCAGACTGCCGACCACATATTGAAATATTACAATGTGAATAACAAGTATTATGATTTTAGTTGTGGTTGGGGTGTAAGATTACTAAGCGCAATCAAAAATAAAGTAGAGTATTATGGGACAGATCCTAATAACTTGTTGGTTGACAGATTATTTGAAATGGCAAAGGATTATGATACAGCCAACCTAACAGATAGCAAATACGACATACGATGCCAGGGTAGTGAGGTGTATGTGCCTGAATGGGAGAACACGATTGGATTGGCTTTTAGTAGTCCTCCATATTTTAATCTTGAAGATTATAGGGTAGGTAATCAATCGTATAAACCCGGAACTACTTATCAACAATGGCTAGACAATTATCTTAAGCCCACATTGGTGAACATCAACAAATATCTAATTGCTGAAGGTAAATTGCTAGTTAACATAAAGAATTTTTCAAATTATAAATTGTACGAGGATACTTTATCCTTGGCAAAAAGTTTGGGCTATCATCATATACAGACCACTGACCTTAAGAATAAGGTACGACCTAGTGCCAAATCAAATCTGAATACAGATGAAAGCATAATGGTACTGTCCAAAAACAAAGTCGAACCCACAGGTATCATGTTGTTTAACTTTGGGTAAAGGCTGTACCTAAGTTAGTTGACATGTTCGCAAACACCTAGTATAATATACGTATATTATTCTACTAAATAGGTGTGATTGTGAAATATGCTCTGATTGATACTGCTAATACATTTTTCCGTGCCCGACATGTTGCCAGTCGCAATAGCGATACTTGGGAAAAGATCGGCATGGCTCTGCACTTGACATTATCAAGTGTCAATCAGGCTGTTCGCAAATATGGAATCGATCATGTCGTATTCTGTCTTGAGGGTCGTAGTTGGCGCAAGGATGTGTATGCACCTTATAAGGCACATCGTAAAGTTGCAGAGCAAAGCCTCACTGAGGCAGAAGCAGAAGAAAATAAGATGTTCTGGGAAACGTATGATATGTTCACTACGTTTTTGCGTGAGAAGACTAACGTAAGTGTGTTGCGACATGAACGTGCTGAGGCAGACGACCTCATCGCACGATTCGTACATCTACATCCCAACGATGAACATGTGATCATCAGTAGCGACACAGACTATATTCAATTGATCGCACCCAACGTCAAGCAGTACAACGGTGTCGCAAACCAACTAATTACTCTTGAAGGTTATTTTGATGACAAGGGTAAGCCAGTCAAAGATAAAAAGACTAAAGAACCCAAGTTGCTTGGTGATCCACAATTTGTATTGTTTGAGAAGATCATGCGCGGTGACGCGGGTGATAATGTGTTCAGTGCTTATCCTGGAGTGCGTACTAAGGGTAGCAAGAACAAAGTCGGTCTCATCGAAGCATATGCTGACCGCACTAAGCAGGGCTTTAATTGGAACAACATGATGCTACAGCGTTGGGTAGACCCCGATGGTGTCGAACATCGTGTACGTGAAGATTATGAACGTAATAGATTATTGATTGATCTGACTGCGCAGCCTGATGAAATTAAGCAGATAGTTGATGCTAGCATCACTACAGGTGTGCGCCTCAAGACGACACCGCAAGTTGGTGTTCACTTCATGAAGTTTTGTGGCAAGTATGAATTGCAAAAGATCAGCGACCAGGCTGATAGTTATGCAAAGTGGTTGAACAATCCTTATACAGGTGAGTTGGCAAATGTTTAAGGTTACTCAAACATCTATTCGAACTCTTAAATCGGGTGATCCAAAGTTTCATATTATCGATGGATTAGTTATGGCACCTAGAGCAGGGTTTGAAATTAGTGATAAATGTCCTAGGGAATATAAATCAATTTTACTAGATTGTATTGATAGAGGTTGGCTCAAACCCATAGCAAATGTCAAGGATAACGAATTGTTTTGGGAGAGCATATCAGAATGAATTTAGGATTAATCATAATCGATGATTTCTATGATGATCCTGATAGTATCAGAGATATGGCTTTGTCTTCCGAATATTACGAAGATAAAAAATCATCAGGCTATAAGTTTGGTGATGCACCTTGGCCAGGAAAAATGAGCAAGGATACGTATTCCCCTACTTGGATCGATGTGAAAATTTCTAAGATTCTAAATAAGAATATGCGCCAGTTGAGACAGATGGATAACGGTTCTTTTAGGATTAGTAAAAAAGGTACGGTATCATCAAACTTGTTACATGCGGATTCCGTTGATGCCAATTATTATGCGGGTGTGTTGTATCTTTCTAAAAACAGAGAAGACACCCCCGGTACTATCTTTTATAACCAAAAGTCAACCAACTCAGATAGAGCATTGAGCAAAGAGCATCTTAAGCATATTATTCAAAATAATGAATTTAACCAATTAGATAAATGGACTATACACACTGTATCAAACATTGTTTATAATAGATTCTTGCTATATCCTGCTAACAAATTCCATGGCATAGGCCCGGTGTTCGGAGAGCAAGATGAAGATGCTAGGATAGTACAGATTTTTAATTTCATAGAGATAACGTAAAGAGGAAATATGACAGAACTAATAGCGAAACCAATCATCAAAGACCAATATTGGGTCGTGACTGACGGTGAGAAAAAAGTAGGTAATGTGCAGGCCAATAGCGCGGGCTATGAAGTCATGATCAATGGTAGCACACTACAATTTAACAATACTAAGGATATACAAAAGAAGACTAAGATTAGTTTTCAACCTATGAAGAGTAATAGGACTAAGGTAGAGATGCCTTATCCTGAATATCCTACTACTAACAAGACATATAACAATATGTTTGATGTCAAGCGTAAGTTACATATCTTTACAAAAACGACAAAAAGCAAGTGTTATCATGTAGCAGGATGGTTTAATATAGATCAAAATGGACATAATCAGACAGTTTTTTGCCCCAAATACATCTTCATACAGCGATACCCCTATGAGGGTCCGTTTAAATCAGAAGATGAGGCCAAAACACATAAATAATTAAGATGATTCAGATAAAGAGATTCATGGATAAAGTCTCTCATTTGGACAGCAAAAGGTCTAAGGATCTTGTTTTACCCATGTCAGAGGCTAGAGTATTGAGGGATGAGATAGCGAAGTTACTTGCTGATCTACATGAACTTAATAATGAGGATAAAAAAACTGAGGAAGTTATCAAAGTAGAGATTACAGGTGGAAAATTTAAATGAGCAGAACACAACCAAAAATAATACTTGAGCATGTTGACAAAACAACGTACAAGTGCGACCAGATAGTAGAGGCTTCTGGTATTTGGGCTGTGTTTTATGAGGGACAACCGATCAATCTCAAGAGTCAGCATTACCTAGCGAACGAAGCGGCTCCTAAGTATAAAAAGACTAGTTTCAGTAATCCAGGACATGCTAGAAACTTGTGTCGTAAGTTAAACAATCAATTCAAAACTGATAAGTTTACAGTGGTGTTCATGAACCAGGGTAGACAAGTTTACCCAGATGAAGAATAAAGAACTTATCACACAAGCACTGATAGAAATACTAGAGATAGACTTATCTCAACCTAAAAACTCAATCAACGATTTGTTATTTAAATGGTGGGCTACAGGACGCAGTGGTTCTGGCCTGCGCCTTACTGAAGACGGTATGGATGCCTTCTCACTCGCTGAGATAGAGCATTATGATTTTCCTTTGTTTGTGGGTGACAAGCATAAAGGTCTGAAAAAAGAAGACCTAAAGAGGTTCACGCTGAAACTAGGCAAAAAAATAAAATGTCCTTGGTATATAGGATTAAAAAATCAGCAGGCTAAAACAGCATATATACGCATATATGATAGTAAAATTGCCATGATGATCACATTATATGGCAGTTTCTTAGAATATCTTGAATCAGCAAAGACATGAAAAAACCTATAGTATTAGTAGAACACGAAGGTGTAAAACGTTTAAGTCTCACCAACGATCTTAGTTCACATTTAAGCACACACGCATACCTATATTTGCAAGAGCATGGATGGTTCCATGATCATCCTTGCGATGAAGAAGGTGTGACCCCGTGGATGACATTTCCAGCAATCGCATTCTTAAAAGATGTATTGTCAAAAGAAAGTAAAGTATTCGAATATGGTTGTGGATACAGCACACTATTCTTTAACAATTACGTGAGAGAAACAGTTAGTGTCGAGCATGATATCACCTGGGTAGATCATGTCAAAGAAAAGGCACCTAATGCAGTGATACATGTAGTAGATCAAAATGCAAAAGTACACGATGATGCATTGGAAGTCGTAAACAACTTCATTACAAACTTTCCGCAGATACGTAGTGATGACAGGGATCACGATGTCAGGCATGGATTGATTAACAACGAATTCGCTGGCTACGCCAGCACTTTATATAATTATCCACAAGGATATTTTGATGTGATCGTGTTAGACGGTATGGCTAGAGCATTAAGCGGTGTGTTAGCCGTCGAACGAGCAAGAGACGATACGTTGATCATATTGGACAACAGTGATCGCTGGCAGTATAACACTTTGCAACAGTACTTGATAGATAAAGGGTATAAGCGAATAGATTTCTGGGGTCCAGGTTGGAATAATTATAATGCTTGGTGCACCAGCGTATTTTGCAAGAACTTTAGTTTTAAAAATAACAGGTCGTTGAGACCTGAAACAGAAGGACCTATATTCACATGAGCGAAGATAATAAAACAAAAAACCCAATCGCAGAATTACTAGCACGTAAGAAAGCGATACAAGCGAATAATAAAGGACAGTTCAATCCTAATAACGGAAAAAAGGGTAAGGTAAGTAAGGGTTTTGGCGGCCCTGCAGTTACCCGAAAAACGGGCAGAGGGTCTTGACCTTTTACATGTAATCTGTTAACATAGTCATATCTGTTGTAACTATGGATATCGATTATGCGCAAGGTTGCTTATGTTGTTAGCAGTATCATTCTTACTGCATGCGGTGGCGGTGGAAGTAATCCTGCCCCGACTACTAATAATGCCCCGGTCACTCAGGCCGCAGTAGTATCCAAAGACTACTTTCAAGAAGTAGCAGGTGCTTTCCCCGATCCTACATTGACGTACTGGTTTTTTGATCCTGCACACGCTAGCGCGCCGCTTGATCTTTCGGGTAAAAATTATCCCGCTAAGGTGGCAGGTAGCATAGCAGTCGATCTCAACAATGACGGTAAACTTGAATTTCTCATGACCTTTCACAAGGGCAAAGGTTCTGATCTATTATGGCGTAGTTATGTAGCAGAGCCCTGCAAAAGTTTGACAGTTATCTATGAATTGAATAGTGAAGGCAAGTTTGTTGACGCTAGCGAAAAGTATATCGAGGGAACCAGAGATAGCCAATCGTGTTCTGGATTCATTTATTCTATACTTGATATCAACGGTGACGGATTAAAAGATATCTTTTACTCTACTAATCAGTCTGATGGTAGGAGCAACGATGCTGGTTCGTTAGTCACAGGTTATGTAGTGGCTTACGTAAGTCAACCTAACAAAAAGTATAAGATGCACAGGACTGGTGAAGGTAAGTACTATGGTAGCATAGGTCACGGTGTTGACTATTATGGAAAACAATTCGTCACCGCTGCCGGCTTCCCCAGCGATCTAGGAGTCTATAGACAGAATCACAAATATATGTGGAATGGAGTGAGTTTACATACTGTACACGATGGTATACTTCCCGGCATCAGTCCTGTGACTTTTAATTTCTATTCTACTGATAACAAATCATCGAACAGGATGGTACAGCAAACATTCTTTCGAGGACATTATGGTGTAGAAGGTTACTATATGGAGAATGGTTCATGGTTCCCTACTAATCATGTGAACCCTGAGATGAAATTAATAGCGTCTGGTCAATCTATAATCAATTACGCCGGAGATAGAAAACCAGTTGATGTCTATGAGTATAAAGGTAAGCATGTACTTGCCGGTACTATGGGCGGAGTTGAAAATCTTTGCACGGTTAGAATGGGTAATAGTGAGCCCTTCTCTGTAGGTGTCACATACATGCCCACATTAAAAACGTTATATGCTTCCGGTACGGAATTAAAGTTTGAAAATCTTAATTTTGATGTCGAACTAACTGCATACACGATCAAAGGTAAGGAACTTATTAGAACTGCTCTAAACATACCCGGGGAAACTAATCTCACTGGTGGCAGACTGCAATGCATCGATGTCAACAAAGATGGTTATGATGATCTTGTCATGAGTGTGGGTCCAGGAAAGACTAATGAGATCAGTCGTATCTATATCAACCAGAAAGACTCTACTTTCAAAAAGTTAGATATCGGCGATCTGTCTAAGTTTGTATTGCATGATGTTGATAAGCATATGTCCGAAATGGCAGACTTTGATGGTGACGGCATCATGGATATCATTGTGTATCCGGACAACGTGTTGAATAACAAGTCGTTAAAAGGTGCTATCAAGTTTTACAAGGGTGTGAAAACCGTACAGTAAAATCCCGCTCTTGTAAGTCGTTGATTTATATAGGTTTTTTGTAGCAAAAAAACAACAAAAAAGGCTTGACATTTGGGCTAATTGGGTTCATAATATATACATACTGAACGAACGGAGATAGAGATGACAACAGCAATTTACAGTGGTTTGACCGAGCAAGAAAAACGCCAAGTTCGCATGTTTGGTTGCACTGAGACCCAGATGCGTGAAGCGGTCGAGGACAGTCTCACGTTTCGTTTCAGTGGCCCTGCTATGATGGCAATGAGCATCCTCAGCGATGCGCAGGAAATGATCAACACCGAATACGGTGAAGTTGATAGTATGCGAGCCGAAGACGGCCGTCAGGCGATCAATCGTGCTAAGTGGATCATCAGCACTTACCTCATGAACTAATATAATGGCTGCTATTAGTTTCAATATATTCAAGTCCTCATGTGAGGAGCGTGGCTACACTGAACGTGTATACGAGGAGCAAAATAATTGCGTACTCTATACCAACAACGGTGTCAAATGTGAAATCAAGAAGAAGCATTATACCTTTGGTTGGTTAGCACGATCAGAAGATATTGCCGAAATGCGAAAGCGTATGCTGGAGCAGGGATTTTCTGAAAAGGCACGAAAGGATAATGAGAAATGTATCACTATCAATTTTGACGGTGATATCCTTGAAAATTTTTGGATACTTGTTAGTATCATCGAATCTATTGAAACAATCGTAAGAAAGGTTCGTGGACAGGCAATCAAGCCTATACCACGTGAGGTTAGTGAGCGTAACATCTTTGAAAAGATTGCCAAACGTTTTAGATTTTTGATTGACAACGAAGATGGATTTGGTCTAGAGAATGCGAGGTCATTACTTGAGAGTGATAGCATTGACCATCTTATCACTATCGGCGAGAGTGTAAACCGTACTAAGGAAAATACTTATCGTGAGCATATCGTTCCTTGTATCATGATTTATAATCAAGCGGTAACGATGACTATGGAAAAATGTCCTGTTACTGAGATTGCCCAAATGATTAAAAACAATTTGGCTATTGTCTTGATTACTAACGAAGAGGCTGTTAAACTTGATAATGAATTGGACATGCAGACAAGTATGCCCGAAGGATGGAAGTTTGGTGATGACATTTTTGCTAGATTGAAAGTTGCTAGTATTGAACTTAAATAAAGGAGACACAAAATGGCTAATAAAAATCTTACTCTGACTCAGGTTAGCGATGTTCTTAGTACTCTTGGTTACATGATCGCACTAGAAAACGAAAACCTTAGTAGCGAGGATCTTTACACAATGACCGGTGACCTCGAGGCTAGCATTGCCGCATTGTTGACTATTGCCGGAAAAAAGGAAAAGGAACATGCGTAAGGGTGAGAACATTACTGTCCGTAGCGAAGGGGGCAAGGGAGTGAATTGCCCCATAGTTGACATGGAAACCAACAAGATTTGGGTGCGTTTTCCGACCAATCAGGTACTGGAAATGACCCTAGATGAGAAACGGAAACTCTACGTAGGTAGACTGGCCAGACTGGAATTTACCGTGAACCCTAAGGAAGCGTAAGTTGTTGTTTTTAAACAACAAAATATCCTAAAAATAATGGCATAAAAGGCTTGACTTTGGGTCAGTTTGGGCATATAATAGAATCTTAGACAGTAAAGAAAAGGACTCACAAATGGCTACATTGACATACGATATCTCTTACGAAATGTTCAGTACCGAAGGTAACTTGGCAGTTCACGGTATTGCGATTACTGCTAAAACTTTGAAACTGACTTGGGACCAAACCGAGAGTGCTTTGCGGGCATTGGCCGATTCTGACTACCCCAAGTTTGGTGAAGCAATGGATACCGCTGTACGGGAAGCAGTATATGAAGTAGTTTTCTGTGGTGCTGAAGTAGGCTAAAAGGTTGACAATAAATCGGTTTGGGTATATAATAGAATCTTAAACAGTTAATTAAAGGACTCACGAAATGGCTACACGTTCTACAATCTCTCTTGAATTTGCAGATGGTACTATTGGTCAAGTGTATTGTCACTGGGACGGTTACTTGTCTCACAACGGTAAGATCCTGTTTGAGAATTATTCAAATCCCTTCATCTTGCGTGACCTGATTGACTTAGGTGATGTCTCAAGTTTGCGTCCTACAATCGGAACCAAGCATCCCTTTAGCGTGTTGGACTTACCCTCTGACAGCCCAATGAGCAAGGATGGTAAGTTTGAGGAATTGTACGGCAACATGACTACCTTCTATGGTCGTGACCGTAGCGAACACAATGTCTATGCACGTTACTTCAAGGACTTTGCAGATTTCAAGGCTAATGGTCAAGCCGAGGAATATGATTACATACTGCGTACTGATGGTAATTGGTATGTGTCCGATCATGGTGATGACTACATTTTGTTGACTGAGGCTTTTGCTAAAGAAGCAGAAGAAGAAAATGCCTAAAGTTAAAAAGGTTGAGGCAATGTATCCTACTATGCTTGTGTTGTCGGCGGCATGTGCCGCGCAACGTGTCAATGGTATGTATGTCAAGGTGGCATACGAGATTGGTAATACACAGGATACCAAAGGGGATCCTCGCAAGTCTAATCGTCAGTTGGTCATGGAATTCATTGCCGATCCTAGCACTATCACTAAAGAAGACAACGACATGGCTGCTAGCCTCAAAGCCTGGTATCAAGGTAAGACGTTCAAGATTCTTGGCGGTGGTTATATGAGTGAGTTCGACCGCAATGCTATGAAGTTGGTCGAGAAAGAAGAGATAGTTGGTAACTATGAAATAGCAGTAGCCAGCAGTCTCCCTGCGTCATATCTTAAAGGCGTGCAACGTGACTTAGGTGAGAATCGTGCTAAGTTTGCACAAGGCGGATATCTAGGTAAAGTGTTGGATCGTGTCACAGCCAACATCGAGGTCTTGAAGTGCATCTATAGTCAGAAGTGGGGCGTGTACTTTGTGACTGCTATCACCGATAAGGATCAATCGATCTTTTTCAGTTACAAGCAGGATCTAAACTATGGTAGTAAGTTATCTATCAAGGGTACAGTGAAACGTCAGGACAATAACCAAACACAATTGAATAGGGTGCAGGTCATATGAGATTTTTTATAGGCGTGATTGTGGGTATCATCATCGGTGAAATTGGGATGTATCGTATCGCTGAGTCTTTACAAAAGTTCGTAGATACTGTAAAATCTTTTGTATAAAGGAATATCATGGAATTGCAATTAGCAAACAAGGTACAACATCATATCGCTGATTTGTTGTGGAAAGCCAAGAATACTAGTGAAGTAAAAGAAATCATAGGCACATATGGTAAAGATGCGGTAGTAGTTTACAACATGATGTTAGCCGCATATTATGATAATGTGGATTCGGTAGATTTAGTGCAACCTATCTTAGAGAGGATTAAAAATGGGACTTGATGCATACGCATATGTCGCTAGCAAGGCAGGCGAGGATTGGAACAACCATCAAGAGATCAGTTACTGGCGCAAGCATCCCAACTTGCAAGGCTGGATGGAAAAACTCTTTGCTGAGAAGGGTGGAGTGTGCGACACATTCAACGGTGTTGAAGTAGAACTGACATGGGACGATGTTCATAAACTTGAGCAAGATATCAAGTCAGGTCAAGTGTCCAAACTAGGTACAACTGGATTCTTTTTCGGTAATCCTAGCGATGAACACTATCGTGATCATGACCTAGAATTTTGCGTTAACGCAAAAGCAGAACTGTTTTTGGGTCGTAAAGTATTTTACAATTCTAGTTGGTAAGTGTATAATAGTATCATGCGTAAATTAAATCTCACACCTATAACTTTCACTGTTTTAATTTTGCTAATTATAGCACTTTTAATATTTGCCCCACTGGTAACGATTTGGTCACTAAACACATTGTTCAATCTAGGTATCGATTATACTTTTTGGACATGGTTGGCTATGGCTTGGTTAACTATGGTGACGTTTGGTAGTGTGACCAACGCAATTAATAAGAAAGATTAATATGGCTAAATTATATCGCATCATGCCCACAGATAAGAAATCTATCTATGCCGTGTATGATGTTTACAAAACTGATAGTGAGGGTAACACCCGAGGTTTCGTAGTACGTGAACTATATCGTTGGGGACAGGGATTCCGCGAACTTGACGAACCTGTTTATCTTGAAGATAACTGGATTATCTGTGATCCAGGTATAGGTTGGGGATCAGAGTTAGACGACTTGATTAGCCTTGATTTTGAATTTGATGATGACTTTACCGAAGAAGAAAAAGAAGAAATTGGAAAGTTATGGTGTAACGGAGATCCGGATGATGAATTTGAAAGATCGGGAGCAGCCTGGCTTTATGATTTTAGTGATTGGGTGGTAGAGGAAGACTATATTGAGATTGCGGGTCCGTTCAAGGTTGATATTGTTGACGGGGACGAGTATAATGAAGTCATTGAAGAAGATATCAAATTAGAACCCCGGCCCAAACTAGACCCAAATAGTGCATGGCCCTTTAAGTGAGAAATACATGAGCGCATACTGGATTCACAAACTAAACGAGAGCGATAGCCGTCTACACAAGGAAGACGTACTCAAGCAGGCATATGAGATGGCTGTGCTTGGTAACGAGAGTAGCATTCGATTCTTGCGTTATGTGCAAAGTGCTTATAATCCTTATGACAATTTCCACTTGCGCCAGGTGCCAGAGACTGAAGGTCTGATCAATCAGGAAAATCCTTGGGAAGAATTCACAGACTTGCTATTGAAATTGCGCAACCGTGATATCACAGGCAATAGTGCCCGTGATGCCGTAGATATGATGAGCAAGCGTTTCGATACTGACGAATGGAATAACTTCTGCCGTAATGTGATTCGCAAGGATTTGCGTTGCGGTATCAGCGATAAGACTT